ATGGGGCGTCGGCTCTCGTAGGACGCGATGACCACTCGCGCGCGAAATTCAGGGGCGTGCCAGCGGCGGCGATCCGAAACGATCTCGATCCGCGAGGCGTCCGCCAGCCTGTCCCGCTCGCCTGTCTCTCTACCGCTCCTTTGGAGCCTCTCTGCGGTACTACCTGCGACACTCGCAGGTAGTACCGCGTCCCTATCTCTTAAATCGCTCATGCTTCATAGCTGAACAAGACCAGAAGTATTCAGCAAGGCGTCAGTCGCCGGGAGCTTACCTTTTTTCAAAAAGGCGGCGTTCTTCAAAGCTTTTTGAAAAAAGCTTCACCAAAAACTTTTTCTACTTTCAGGGGGCAGGCTTTTGAAACACGCCTTCAGCCTGACACCGGACCAGCGTATGGCCAACCGGCTGCTGGGCGGTCCCGCAACCCATATCCTGCTGCGCGGCGGCGCGCGGTCGGGCAAGACGTTCGTGCTGGTACGCGCGGTGGTGATCCGCGCACTGAAGGCGGCGGGCACGCGGCACGGCATATTCCGCCACCGGCTGAACGCGCTCCGGGCCACCGTCCTGGCCGATACGTTTCCCACCGTCATGCGGCGGTGTTTTCCCACCGTGCCGTGGGCACTGTCGCGCACCGACTGGACGGTGGAGATGCCCAACGGGTCGGCCATCCTGTTCGGCGGGCTGGATGATGAGGACCGGACGGAAAAGATACTGGGACTGGAATTCGCCACCGTTTACCTGAACGAAGCCAGCCAGATCACCTATGGCGCGCGCAACATGCTGCTGACGCGGCTGGCGCAGAAATCGCCCCTTGCGCTGAAGGAATATATCGACGCCAACCCGCCCACCACCGCGCACTGGCTGTACCGCGTGTTTGAGGACAGGGTGGACCCGACATCCGGCGCGCCGCTGGACCGCGCGCGTTACGCCACCATGCGCCTGAACCCTGATGGCAACCGCGCCAACCTGTCACCCGAATACATGGCGCAGCTTGCGGCCCTGCCGGAACGTGAGCGCAGGCGCTTCATGCTGGGGGAATATCAGCAGGCGGTGGATGGCGCGTTGTGGCGGATGGAGGATTTCCGCCGTGCGGCCGCCATCACCCCCGCAACCCGTGGCCGCGTGGCGCGGGACATGCGCCGCATTGTCGTGGCGGTGGACCCGTCGGGCTGTTCAGGGCCGGAGGATACGCGGTCGGATGAAATCGGCATTGTCGTGTGTGGCGTGGATGCGGGCGGGAACGGGCATGTGCTGGCCGACCTGTCACGGCGGGACAGCCCGGCGGGGTGGGCGCGCGCGGCATTGCAGGCGCAAATGGACTGGGGCGCGGAGCGGATCGTGGCCGAGCATAATTTTGGCGGTGCACTGGTCGAGGCCACGTTGCGCGGCATCAACCCCAATGCCGCCCTGCGCATGGTGACCGCCAGCCGGGGCAAGGCCGCGCGTGCCGAGCCTGTGGCCGCGCTGTATGAACAGGGCCGCGTGACCCATTACGGCAGCTTTGCCATGCTGGAGGAACAGTTGTGCCAGTTTTCCGCCAGTGGCTACCACGGCCCGCATTCCCCCGACCGGGCGGATGCACTGGTCTGGGCGCTGAGTGACCTCATGCTGTCCACACCGCCCGCAGCCCCGGCGCGATGGGTGCCAACGCGGTTTACACTGGGGCGGTAAGGGTGGTTACCCAGTCCGTATCCCGATCCGTTACGGACTGCCTGAAGGGTCAGTTTTGCAATATATGGAAATAATAAAGACGGTTCTGGTGGGCTTTTTTTCTGAAATTATTTGAAAGAACGACGTCTTTTTGAAGAAATATGGCACCCGAAAACTTTTATTTTTTCCTTATTCCAGAACCGGGCGGACCGGATCATACCGCGGCTGCGCGGAAATACCCGCTGATATCCACCCGCCCGCCGGGTGAAAAGCGCAGCAGCGGAATGCCGATATGGGCGAAGGCAGCATCAACCAGCCCGTCGCGGTACTGGCGTTCGGGGTGGGCGTGGGTGCCATCATCCAGTTCGATGCCCAGCACCACGGTGCCGCTTTGTACATGCGTCACCACGAAGTCGATGGATTTGGAGGCGATCTTGAAAAACGCATGCCGGTTGGCGTCACGATCCGGTCCGCGCGGCACGATGAAATCGGCCAGCCGCACCTGCGGGCAGACGTAATAACCACGCGGCACCTGCGCCACCAGCGTGGACAGCACGCGCCGCTCCCACCCCGACAGCAGGGCCGTGGGCTGATACAGCCGCACCGCCCAGTCGTAATCGGTCATGGAAACCGGCACGTCAAACCCCGCATCTGCCACCGGCGCGGGTACGGGTGCGGGCCGTGGCGCGGGGGCAGGCTGCTGCGCGGGCGGGAAAGGGGGCAGTGCGGGCGGATGGCCATGCCGCCTGCGCCACGCGCCCACAACCACCGCAATGGCCGCGCCAACCACGCCAATTTCCACCGCCAGGCGCACCGGGGTCAGCAGCAGGTGACTGATATCCATTTTCTTTTTCCTTCTCCGCACGGTCATGTGCCCCACGGCCGCCTGTCTATCGCGGTTTTGCCACCGCATCACCACCAAATCCGCATCCCCTTGCCCATTACACCGGAGAGACAGCATGGACTGGCAGGAACTGAGGAAAACCTACCCCCGCGACCCGGACCTGCCGGCGCGCGCCCATGCGCTTGCCGCACTGGCCCGCGTGCTGGACGGCACGCAGTACGACGCCATCCCCAACCCGTTCGGCACCGAATATAACGGGGCGGGGGAATACATTCCCCTGTCGCAGCGCAGGCCGTCGGTGCGCACCAACATGTGCCGCGCGGTGGTGGATGACGCGGTATCGCTGCTGTTCGGTGCATCGCACTGGCCCACCACGGTTGCGGCCGACCCCGCCGTGCCGGGCGTTCTGGCACAGGTGGCGGCGGACACCGCGCTGCCGGCCCTTATGATCGATGCCGCAACGCGCGGGTCGGTCGGGTCGGTGGCCGTGCTGGTGGAAGCGGTGGACCGCCGCCTGCGTTTTGCGGTGCATGACACGCTGTACCTGACCCCGCACCGGGATGGCACGGGCGAACTTGCATGCATGCGCGAATGCTACAAGGTCACGGGCGCCACGCTGGCGGGGCAGGGGTGGCAGGTTGGCCCCGATGATGCGACGGCCATATTCTGGTGGCTGCGCATATGGGACCGTGCGGACTGCCACGTTTACGTGCCCCGGCGGGTCGATGCCGGCCTGCCCGTGCAGGTCGATCCCACGCGCAGCACGCACCACGGGCTGGGGTTCGTGCCGTGGGTGTGGATGGCCAACCTGGCCGCTCCCGGCGTGGTGGACGGGCCATGCACCTTTGCCCCCGCCATCGATACGGTGATCGAATGCGATTACCTGCTGTCGCAATCCGGGCGGGGGCTGAAATACAGCGCCGACCCAAGGCTGGTGATCCGCGCGGGACCCGACCCGTATGCGGACGGGTCGCCCGCGTCATCAGGGGGCGCGGCATCCGCCCTGACCCTGCCGCTGGATGGGGATGCCAAGCTGCTGGAAATCAATGGTGACGCGGCGGGTGCGATGCGCGACCATTACCGCGAACTGCGCGCCAGCGTGATGGAGCAGATCCACGGCAACCGCGCGCAGGCCGACCGGCTGGGCGCCCCCACGTCGGGTCGTGCGATGGAACTGCTGTACCAGCCCCTGCTGTGGCTGGCGGACCGGATGCGCCTGTCATATGGCGAATACGGGCTGCTGGCGCTGTACCGCATGGTGTGCGCGTTTTCCCATGTTATTGCCGGCGGCCTGCGCATTGGCGGGCGCGATTACGCGGGGTTGCAGGCCGATGGGCTGGCATTGCAGTGGCCGCCCTATTTCGCGGGAACGGAGGCCGATCTGGCGCAACTGGCGCAGGGGCTGGATACGGCGGTGCGCGGCGGCTTCCTGTCGCGGCAGACGGCGTGCGTGATCCTGGCCGCCCGCGCGGGCACGCCCGGCCCCCATGCGGAATGGGCGCGTATCGGGGCCGAAAGCCCGAGCTGATTTTTTCCCTGTTCTGAAGGAAGCACGACATGACCCGATCAAGCGTTCCCGAAACCCCCGACATGGACACGATGCGCCGCGAACTGGCCGCCCTGCGCGCCGAACGTGACGATGCCGTGCAGGCCCGCGCCACGCTGGAGGCCGACCTTGCCCGCGCCACGGAACAGGCCACAACGGCCCGCACCCGCGCCAGCCGTGCCGTGATCCGTGCCGAAGCGCGCGCCATGGCCGCCCGCATGGGCGCGGTGGAGCCTGCCGATGTGGTGCGTCTGGTGGACCTGTCCGCCGTCACACTGTCCGAAGATGGTGCGCCGCAGGGGCTGGACACGATTATGGAAGCCGCACGTGAAAGCCGTGCCTACCTGTTCACCACGCCCGGGCCCGCGTCCGGCGCGGCCACCGGCACCACCGCATCCGGCCCGGCGCCACGTGCGGGCGATCCCGCCCCGTTCGATGCCCGCACGGCAGGCGCGCGGGATGTCAGGGCGGCAGCCAGCGCGGCCGGCCTACGCTGGCCGGTCGCGACATAGGACACATGGCCGGGATGCCATGCCCCGCCCGGACCGGACTGCATGAGCCGCGCGGATCCTGACTGATCATGGTCCGCGCGGGTTTCAGCATGACCTGTTCGTGTGGCCTGACTGGCCAGTGGCGGAACCGGTGACCGGCCCCGCCATGGCAGCATGATCAGGCAGATGCCCGAAAGGACACGATGTTGGCGGCATCGGCTGCGGGGGCCGTCCAGTACTGGCCACCATGGGCGGAACGGTGCAGGCGCAGGACGACATGGCCCCTGCACCCGGCCCACAGGGACGGGTCCAGGTTCAGGCTGCCCTTCGTCCAGCGCCAGTGGCCATCGTTCTGCTGCTCGGCACCATGGCACTGTGCCGCGATGGCGGGGGCGTCCATGTCGATCGCGGCGTCATGGAACAGCCCGTCGCTGACATGCATGTCGCGGATGTAGATCCCCAGTTCACGGGCATCCTCGCCCGCGCCACATTCCGCCGGGCGGAATGCGTTCGAGACCAGAGCGACCTCGCGCGCACCGGCGGGGAAGATGAAGCAGGCCCGGTCACCATCCATGGCCGGTTCCACCCGCTGCCCGTCCACCATCAGGTGTTCGTCCTTGTCGGTCGTGCTGTTCCAGCCCAGCGTGCGCGCGCGGGCGGCAAGGCGTTCGCGCACGGCGGCGATTTCGGGGCCGTTCAGCACCAGCGGCAGGGCGTAATCATCCAGCGTCGCGGGCTCGACCTGCGTGCCGGCCGACAGGGTGGCGAACAGGTTGCGGTTGCCGACATCCAGATAGCTTTCGGACGGCAGGCCGTTCGACAGCAGCACGTCGTGGCTTTCCAGTTCGACATGCCAGTATTCGGTGCTTTCGCACGGCGCGCGGCGGATGGTCGCGCCATTGACCAGCTTCACCGCCTGGATGAACACGCTGTCCATCACGGGCACCGCAATGGCGTGGCCGGGGGACACCAGCAGGTCACGGTCGGGCATGTTCTGCGCGAACGCGTCACGGCTGATCAGCACGGGGGTCAGCGCATGGGCCTGTGCCGCGTCCATGTTGCTGAAGCTGATGATCTTCTGGCTGCCGATCCACACGATCGGGCGCACGGCGCCGGATGCGGTCACGACTTCATCGCCGGCCTGCAGGGTTTCCACCGCCACATCGCCGCGCGGGGTGCGGATCAGCGTGCCGGAGCAGAAGCAGGCGGCAGCCGTGCCATTTGTCAGCGTAAGCGTCGGCCCGTTGTTCTCGTCCACTGACGACAGACCTGCCCCATTGGCAACCGTCGCATCTACGGGTGCATTGGAGAAGTATTCGTACTCGCCGCCCACGGTTTCGGAATCACCATCGTCACTGACCGTCTGCGTCGGGATGAAATACAGCGACCCGTTGGCATCCGAATATCCGGTGCTCTCGACCGTCTGCTGGAACTGATCGGTAACCTGCCCCTCTGCCTGTTGCGTCACGGTGTCGGTGAACTGGCCATTGCCATTACTTGTCAGCGTATCGGTCTGCTGCCCGGAGGGGAACACGGACGCATCCGACGTGCCAAAACCGGAGCTGTTGTAGCCACTGGCATTGGCCTCATCAACGCCCTCGATTTCAACACTGACATCACCCTGCGTATCAGGGGCAATGATCGTGTCCCCATTGCTGTCGGTTGTCGTCGGGCTGTTGATCGCGGTGACGGGCAGGACCTGAGTAGACTGCTCATAATAGTACACGTTGCCGTCGCCTGTCATTTCCGGCTGAAGGTTTGTGGTGTACGTTTCGTTTGTCGGGGTATCGGCCATGCTAAAATTTCTCCACCGTAGCCATTACTGCTTGCATTTCCACGTTATCACCTTTTTTTAATTAAATGCTATATGGAAAAGGAACTTTTTACCGGGCATAGTTAGGAATCATTATCAGTTTTGAAATTCTCCATACCACACGGTGAACAATCATTATCAGTCATGTATCTGAAAGTTCAGAACATCACTGGCATCATGACCTGATTACCCGGCTTTTATCACCGCATGGCGCGTTTTCTACCACGATGCCCGCAGGGCGAGGAAAACCGATTTCCACCCTGATCTGACATCCCACACGCCCGGCCCGCGCCGGTCGGGGCTGGCATGGTGCCACCTTTGTCCATGATGCGGAAACCGGCCACCTCGTGGGCGCGGAACGGGACGGCGTGCCGCCTGTTGGCCGGGCAGCGGCCTGCCATTGCAATGCCATTGGCGACAGGCTGGCGAATCTGGTCAGGACAGACCGGCATGACAGACGCCCGCCATTGAAAATACCCACCTGTGATTTCGGGACCCCGCCCGCATCCTGAATGGAGAGCGCGGGAACACGCCCCCTGTCCGTTCCGCGTCCCGCCATGGCGCGCGGAACCGGCAAGGGGCCATGACCGGCCATGCGCGCCGCACCCCTGAACCGTGCAACCCGGCCCCTGTATGGCGCACCCCGCCATGGCCGCCCCTGCCGCCGCCACCGCAGTCCTGCATGGCGGCTTTTTTCGTTTTTTCAAGGAAATGAAATTCATGGCCATCGCCAATTTCCCCGCCTCCCTGCAGCCGGTCATCCAGCAGGGGTTCCTGTCGCGCGCGTTCCAGGACGCGCTGCAGTCGCGGCTGGGCTTCCGCTCGATCGCGGACCAGATGGAATTCCCCGCCCGCATCGGCCAGACCATTACCGACACCCGTGCGGGCCTGCTGCCGCCCGCGACCACGCCGCTCAACCCCGCCGCCAACACCAGTTTCGACAACGGCATGACGCCCGCCGAATGGTCGGTCGAACAGTACACCCTGACCATAAACCAGTACGGCAACACCATGGACCTCAACCAGGTGACGGAAGGTGTGGGCATCGCCAACCAGTTCCTGGCCAATGCCTCGCGCCTTGGCATCAACGCGCGGCAGACGCTGGACCGCCTTGCGCGCAATGCGCTGTTTGGCGGGGCGCAGAACGGGGTGGGGGGCTACCTTGGCGGCAATACGCGCGTCACCACCACGCTGGGGGCTGCGGGCAGCACGGTTGCGGTGGACGACATCCGCGGGTTCCAGAACATCCTGTCTGACGAAGGACAGGTGGTATCCGTTGGCGCATCGGCCGGCATGACCGTCACCATCGGGTCCGGGTCGTACACCCTTGTGGGCACGACAGCGGATGCCACCAGCACCTCCACCGCGCCGGACGGGGTTTCGGGCACGCTGACGTTCTCGGCATCCGTCAAGGTGGCGGACGGCACGGCGGGCAACGCGGTCATGGCCGCGACCGCGCCGCTGGTGCTGCGGCCCAACGCGCGCGCCACCACGGCGGCGCTGGCTGCGGGCGACCTGCTGACGGTGCAGTCGATCCTTGGCGCGCTGGCCACGCTGCGTGACAACAACGTGCCCACGCCCGATGGTGGGGTGTACCACTGCTATCTGGACAATGCGCAGCTTCTGGGCCTGTTCCGCGATGAGGATTTCAAGCTGCTGTATCGCGGGCAGTACGGGTCCGACACGTACCAGACCGGCCAGATCTTCGACCTGCTGGGCGTGCGCTTCATTCCCACGACCGAGGCCCCGCAGCAGGCATCGCTTGGCGCGGGCAACATCCATCGCGCCATCATCTGCGGGCAGGGCGCGCTGATTGAAGGCGATTACGCCAATATCGGCACCCATTACGCGCCGCTGCTGGATGGCGGCGAACTGACGGATGTGGACGGCGTGTGCATGATCACCCGCCCCGCGCTGGACCGTCTGGCGCAGATCATCGCGCAGTCGTGGTCGTGGATCGGCGGTTTCGCCCTGCCCACCGACCTGACTGCCGATACCTCGGTCATTCCCACCGCCACCAACAGCTACCTCAAGCGCGGGGTGGTGATCGAAAGCCTTGGCGCAGGGGCATAAGACGACCCCGCCGGGCGGCGGCACACCCGCCGCCCGTACGATGCGGGGCAGGGGCAGGACAGGCACGGTCCGCCCCGTTCCCCGCATCTGGCATGCTGGCGCGCATCCCACGGCATGGCAGGGGCGACGCCAGCCACTGGACCGGACGGGCCGCCCGCATGAATACAGCGGGCGGCGTCGCCTCGGGAACGATGATACCACGGTGCAGGGGGCGGAACGACGCTCCCACATGCTGGCCCGGACGGTAACACAGACATGCTGGCGGTTATTACCGACAGGTACGCACCCGACAGGACACGACCGGAACAGCGGCCCCACGCCACCGCGGTAACGACGATGTCACGGCGCAGGGGACGGAACGATGCCCCGCATGCCAGCCTGAACGGTGGCGCAGGCATGCGGATAGCCGTTGCCATCAGGTACGGCTGCGGCAGGGCAATCCGGCACAGTGGGGCAATGTCCCCGGTGATACATGCAGTGCGCCTGGACAACACCGGCACATCCGCACGGCCACGTCCCGCCATACCGGGCCAGCCCCGTTGCGATCGTGAGCCCTTCACCCGTCCGGGACAGCGCGTAGGTGGCGGGACCGGCAGGCATCCATACAGGCCCGCTACACCACGGCCCCGTGGCAGTCCGGCATGCGGGGCGCATCATGCACAGGAGGCGGCAGCAGCAGGCATGACCGATACAGATACGACAACGGCGGCCAGCGGGTCCGCCACGAATACCAGTGACACGGCGGGACCGGGCCCATCCACCGCCGTTACCCCGGCGGGTGCGGTCCCCACTGCGCCACCCACCGCCGCCACGGTCGCGGATACGCCGCTGGTGGATGACGAACTGGCGCAGGCGCGGCGTTACATGGGTTATCCCGCCATGGGCGGTCAGGACAGCGGCATGCAGTCGTGGCGGTTTTTCCGGGTGTATGGCTTCAACGAATGGCGGCTGCGCAATCTTGCCCCCGCCGAATGCGCGCAGGCCCGGGCGTTCATCATGCAGTGCCAGATGCTGGAGGGCGCGATCATGGCCGCCACCGCCAACCTGGACACCGACCGCGCGGCGGTGTGGACACGCAACCGCACCGAGGTCACGGACCGTTTCACGCTGTACACGCGCTGGCGGATACAGTTGTGCAATTTCCTTGGCATTCCGCCGGGGCCGGGCCTGCGTGGCATGGGGGAGATCGTGATCTGATGGACCAGCCAGCCCTGTGCTACCTTGCCGCGCGCGGTTTCGCCCGGGCGGCGGCCCGCGTGGGGGCGCCCGCAACACAGTACCGCCCCGCCACCGCCACCGGCCCGTGCGCCACGGCCCATGCACGGGTCATGGCGGCGTTCAGCAACGACCGGACCTTCGGCTTTGCCGGACCTGCCCTGTGGGACGTGCCCTTCGTCTATGCGCTGATGGATACGACGGACGTACAGGCGGGCGACATCCTGACCTGCGCGGGGGAGACGTATTTCATCGCCCGCGCCGAACCCTTCCGCCCGCCCCTGTGCGTGCTGTGCAATGCGGTGGTGGACATCACCACGACCGTGGCGCAGGCCACGGATGTGGCGGACCCCGGTGGCTATGGCACATCGGGGGACGCCACCACGCAGGTGGCCTGCGCCAGCGGCTGGCCCGCCATGATCCGTGCGAGGGGCGGCGGGGCGGGCGTGCCCGGTCCCGCGCAGCCCGGCACGATCCACCCGGGCGGGTTCGAGATGTTCCTGCCCCTCATTCCCGGCATTAGCGTGCAGCCCGCCATGTGGGCGCGCGATGCGAACGGCCCGCGCTACACCATTGGCGGCGCACGGGCGGGACCATGGGGCACACGCTGCCTGCTGGGCCAGCAGCAGGTCTGACCGCGGTCGATCCCGACCATACTCCCCCCGAACGGGGCGGGCAGGCATCTGTATGCTGACCTGCCCGCCAATATGGTTACGGGGCATGGGTCACCCCCTGCCACGGCGCCGGCAGGCGGACGCTGGCGTGACATGCCGCCCCGACCATAAGCCAGCCAGCATGCGACAGCAGCAAACCCTGTCCGGAGCGCATGGACACCGCGCAGCCGCCCAGCGCGCATGGCATCCGGCGGCCGCATGGTGGGGCAGCGACGGTAGCCCGCGCCTGACCGGCCAGCCCGGTGTCACGGGCAATGCGCATGGCCTGCATGTCGCGACCGCCGGGGATGCCAGCATCACCGCCACTGCACGGCATATGCGCGGTGGCGGACAGGTAACGGGAGCCGACATCTGACACATAACCGATTGATAAATGACCGTTTCCGGCGGGCGCCTTTTTTCAGAAAACGGCGTGTCCCGAACCGTCGTGAATAAAGCGTCACGGGTTGTTCCACACGGCCTTCGGGACCGGGCCACCAGTCCGTCACCACCAGACCAATGCGTAACATGGCGCGGCACATGCCGCCCCATGCGCACCAGCTTGCCCCACACCACAGGGGTGCAGGAGCCGATATGACATGGCCGACATTTCCACCATCTCCACCACCATCGCGGCAGCCCTGGCTTCGGCCCTGTGCCCCGATGGCACGGCGCAGGCGGCCGCGACCGGACGGTCGCTGGTCATCCGCCGTGGCAACCTGACACAGGCCGATCTGGGCGATGCCCCGCGGACATTGCAGCAGGGGTGCGACTTCATCACCATTGCCGACAGCGCCGAAAGCTGGGTGCGGGTGGACGAACCGCTGGGCCGCCCGTGGCGCATGGACACCACGCAGCCTGCCACCGCGCATATGGCGATCAGCGGCGACACCGCCACCGTAACGGTGGATGCGGGGGCCACGCCCGGTGGCACGGTGGGGCTGCGCGTGACCGGCCTGCCCGGTGTTGCGGGCGATGCATGCAGCCTGCATGTCGCGACCGCGGGGGATACGGCGGCCACCATCGCCGCCGTCATTGCCGCGGCCCTGCCCGGTGCCGTCGCCAGCGGGGCGGACATCACGCTGCCCGCCATGACCACGGTGCAGGCCATCAACGCCGGCACGCTGGCCGCCCGCTGTGTCGCGCGCAGGCAGCAGCAGGTGTTCATCATCACCGCATGGGCGGCAACGCCTGCCGCGCGTGACGCGCTGGGCTGCGCCATTGCGGATGCGCTGGCGCTGACCGACTGGCTGACGGATGAAAACGGGTCCACCTTCCGGATCGAGGCCCGCGCCACCACCAATGACGACACCGCCATGAACCGCGGCGTGTTTTCCCGTCCCGCGCGCTTCCTTGTCACCTACGACACCGACCTGACCCGCGTGGTCCCGGCCATGCTGGCCGGTGGCACGGGGATCGGGCCCGACGTGGTGCGGGGCGACGTGCTGCTGGGTACGCCCGCGCCATGACGGCCGCGGCACGGATAAAGCCATCCGTGCCGGTCTTCCGCAACGCCCCGCCTGCCGGGGTCCGGCCATGTGGGCCGGGACCGGCCGGGCGGGCGTTTCGCGTGGCGGCGGGGCGGGGGCGCACCCGCGTCCGGCCCGCCGCCGCATATCCCCCGTCTTTTCACGTGGCCATGCCGCGCAACAGGGAAATACACAGACATGACCATTTACCAGTCCGGGCAGCTCAACACCAACAGCCTGACCGTGCCCGACCTGTATGTGCAGGTCCAGCGCCCGCAGACGCTGGCGCTGAACGGCGTGCCGTCGGGACGGATCGGCGTGGTCGGCACCGCCGCATGGGGGCCGGTGGGCACGCCGGTCATCGTGGGGGCAATGGGTGACTGCCTGTCCGCCTTTGGCCCCAAGCAGGCGCTGGCGACCGATATCGGCACGGCCGTCAACATCGCGCTGCTGCAGGGGGCGGCGGATTTCCGCTGCGTGCGCGTGACCGATGGCACGGATGCCGCCGCCACCGGCACGCTGGATGGCATCAGCCTGACCGCCATCCATACCGGCAGCGCGGGCAACGCCATTGTCGCCACCGTGACGCAGGACACGATCATCACCACCAGCTATACCCTGACCGTTACCCACGCGGTTCTGGGCAGCCGGACCTATCGCGGTGCCACGTGGTCCACGCTGGCGGCGGCAATGGCGGCGGACGGCACGGCGCTGGTGCGCGCGGCCCTGCCCAGCACGGTCCCGGCGCTGGCGGCGGGCACGATCACGCTGGCGGGCGGGACCGATGGCGCGACACCGGGCACGGCGGCCTTCACCGGCACGGACGGCGTGGCGCGGACCGGCATGTACGCCCTGCGCGGGCAGGGCTGCGCGCTGGGGCTGCTGCATGGTGTCAGCGACAGCACGTCATGGACCACGCAGGCAGCCTTTGGCCTGGGTGAGGGGATGTACATGATCGCCTGTGGCCCGGCGGGCGACACCATTGCCAACGCGGCGGCGCAGAAGGCGGCGGCAGGCGTGGACAGCTACGCCGTCAAGCTGATGTTCGGTGACTGGCTGTGGTGGGATGACGACACCAATGGCAGCATGCTGGTGCCCCCGCAGGCCTTTGCCGCCGGTATCCTTGGCGGCCTGTCGCCCGAGCAGTCGGGCCTGAATAAGGAACTGTCAGGCGTGATCGGCAGCCAGAAGGCGGGGCTGGTGTCCAGCGGGCAGGCCGCGACCTATTCCACGGCCGAGCTTTCGGCCCTGTTCGGTGCCGGGATCGACGTGATCTGCAATCCCGCCCCTGGCGGCAGCTACTGGGCGGTGCGTGGCGGGATCAACACCAGTTCCGATGCGGATACGGATGATGACAGCTACACCCGCCTGACCAACTACATTGCCGAAACCGTCAATGCGGGCATGGGCACGTTCGTGGGCGCGGTGATCAGCCCCACGCTGTTTGGCGACATCCGCGCCGTGCTGCTGGGCACGCTGTCCAACATGGTGGGCAGCGGTGTACTGGGGGCCACCACGGATTACGCGGTGGTGTGCGACACGACCAACAACCCGCAATCCGCCACGGCGCTGGGCTACGTGCGTGCGGACGTGCAGGTGCGTTACCAGGGCATCAACCGCTTCTTTGTCGTCAACCTGCAGGGCGGGGCGAGTGTAACGGTCAGCACCGGCACACCCGCCGCCTGAGGGCGTTACGTCGCGCGACGGTTTTCTTCCGACAGCACGCGACCGCAGAGTTCCCTTATCTCCTCATGCGTCAGCTTTTCCGGGTGGCTCAGCCCACGCGCGGCAATGGCGGCGAGGTCTTTCGTCGGTGGTTTTTCGGGTGTGGTGCCCATCAGGGTGCTCCATGCGGGGTGAGAAACCATGCTCACGCCGGCGTGACCCGTCCCGCCAGATGAAAGAACGCATGACACCCATACACGACAATAATGGGCCACACGCGCGGTGGCCCTTTTTTCATGGAGCGACACATGTCCGCCAAACCCTTCAATATCGGTCGCGACTGCCGTGTGGTGCTGGTCTATGACGGCAGCCGCGTGGACCTGCCTACCGTAACCGGCTTTACCGCGCAGCAGCGTACGCACCAGCTGACGTCCAACCCGCTGAACGACATGCCCATGTTCTATGACGTGCCGGGCGGCTGGGGCGGGCAGTTCACCTTCCAGCGCGATGGCGCGGGGGCGGATGACCTGTTCGCCGCCATCGAAAGTGGCTTCTGGTCGGCGGGTACGGTGGTGCTGGGCAGCATTTACCAGTACGTGACGGAATGCGACGGGTCGCTCAGCACGTATGAATTCGTGGGCGCGTCGCTGCAGCTGTCCGATGCGGGGCATTACCAGTCCGAAACGCTGGTCAACCAGACCATTACCTTCACCGCGCGGGCGCGTAACCGCATTTCCTGACGGATTTCAAGAAACAGCCCGTTGAGGAAACCGGCTTCAGGGGCCGCCTTTTTCCACAAAGGCACTTCCTGAAGCCGTCCGACATCTACAGGACCGCCGCGCAGCGTTCCTGACAGCCGGAGAGCCATGGCATGAGCGAACACACCATAAAAACCAGCGATGGCCGGACCATCACCTACCGCGAGCGCGGGCCGGGGGATGTGCTGGCGCTGCTGGAATTCGGGCCTGACAGCCCGTCACCCGCATGGGTGGAATATGCGCTGATGGTCTGCAGCGTGGAGGCGATTGACGGCGTGCCCGCCATGCGCCCCAAAAGCCGCGTGCAGCTGGAACAGCTGGCCAACCAGATTGGCAATACCGGCATCACCGCCCTGTCGGACGTGCTGTTTGGCGCGGATGGGGCGGATATTGCGGCAGCGGAAAGCACCGCCGCAAAAAACTGAGCCGGCACCCCGCCCTGATCGAGGTCGCGGCCCTGGTCGGGAACGGGGTGCCGTGGGATGTGGCCATGGCCATGCCGCGCGTGCGGCGCATGGCCTTTCTTGTCGCCTTTGGCGAACTGGCGGGCGGGCGATATGACTGGACCACGCAACAATGGGATTACCCCGATGGCTGATGCCTGCCGCGCCGCGGCGCGGTTGCTGGCCCGGCTGCCGGGGCGGGGCCGCCTGCCGCGGACGGGCCAGCAGCAGGGCAGGCTGGCACGGATGGCGGCGGTGGCCGGGCGTGTGGGCCGCGCCCGCGCCATGTGGGGCAGCGTGGCGTTTTTCCGTCGCCGCCCCGGTCGGGATACGCCGCGGCAGGGGGCAGCCGACATGCCCCTGCCGTCATCATCGGGCAAGCGTGCGTTCCCTGCCGTGCAGGCGGCGGCAGTACGCCCCCGTGGCGGACGCGGCGGGGCAGGTACGCCTGCTGCCATACGGGATGGGCGGGACTGCCGCCCTCCACCACCGGCAACCATGCGCCGTCGGGCACGAAAGAGGGCATATCCGCGCCTGCAACGCCCCGACGGGGCGGGCATGCGGCCCGCCGTGGCGCTGTCGCGGCGCGCGGTATCCGGGTCAGTGCGCGTGCCGCAGGGGCAGCCTGCCGCACCGGTCCCCCATCCCGCTCCGCCCGGTGCAGGCCCGGCGCGACGGGGAACGGGTCAGGTCACCGCCATCATTCCCCCATTCACGCGCCCGGCGGGTGACAGGACAGACCCGGCACGGGTCCGCCACACCCGTCGCGCGCCCGGGTGCACGTCGCCAGCCCTGTCCCGCGGCAGGCCGCGTGTCGTCCCCCGTATTGTCCCACAGGCACCGGCCATGACCGCGCGGATGTCGGCCATTATCGCGCGAAACGGCAGTACCCCGCGCAAACCTTCGCCGGTGCTGACCCGTACGGCGCGGGAACCTGTTCCCGGCACCGTGCCGGGGACAGGGCAGGCAGGGAGCCGCCCGGCCCGGTTCCTGCGCCCCGATGGGGCGGCGGGCCGGTTTGCGCGCGCGCTGCCCGACCGGCAGCCTGCGGGCCGGCATACCGTCACCATCCCCCGGGCGGCGATGCCCGGCCTTCCCGTCGCCCGCGCCGTACGGGGCGGGACCGTACCCGTTGCGGGTGGGCCAGCCAGACCCCGCAGGCCGGGCCTGATCCCGCATGTCGCGCGGGTGCGGGGCGTTGCCCCGTTGCGCGTCCCGCCGCCGGGGGCGGTCATGCGGGGCAGGCCGCCCTTCATCAACCCCGCCCCGGTGGAACGGGCGGGCAGCATCCCGCCCGTCCCGCGTGGCGACAGGCCGCCGGTCGTGCAGGTCACCATTCCCGTCACGCTGGACCACCAGGCGGTGGGACAGGCCATGGCCCGGATCGACACCGCAGCCGCCCGCCACGAACTGCGCGCCACCGGCACCGCGCCCGATGTCATCCGGTATCCGCAGATGCCGGGCCGGGCGGTGGGAATCTGATCGCCGGGGGGCTGGACGTTGTCTGGAGCAGGCCACTGATAAAACGTTTCCGGTCGGCATCCCTGTCATAAAAAAGCGGCGCCTTCCGGAGTGTTCTGAAACAGGCCCCGCCAGAAACGTCCCTGCGGGTGCCGGGTATTTTCGGGATATTTCCCGCCGCAGCCTGACGGGCGGCTACGGGTCCATGCGCGCCGCATGCTTCCAGCCTGCATGATCTGGCGTTAGACAGGGGCAATGATGGCATGGCTGCGCGATACCGCGCGCCACGGCCCGTTCCCCCATTTTCCGTTTCATATTCTTCATTCCGCCCACGCACCGCCCGCGGGCGGTGGCATGCGCGCCGGGGGAGGCCACTGATGTCCCTGACCCTTATGAACGCACAGACCGCGATCGGCTCGATCGGGCGGCTGTGGGCGTCGGCCCCCGTGACCATTGGCGGGCTGACCCTGACCGGCATGGAGGTGCCGCACCTGATCCGCGATGGCGGCACCCAGCAGGTTGCCGTCCACCGGCTGCCCGGTGGCAACCGGGTTATCGACGCGGTGGGCAACGACCCCGACCGGCTGGAACTGTCGGGCACGTTTGTGGGGCCCACAGCCATCGAACGGGCATGGATGCTCAAGCAGATGCGCATTGCGGGCCAGCCCGTGGCCTTTACCGGGGCGGGGCTGTCGCTGCTGGTGCGCATCGTGCAGTATTCATACGACTACACACAGAAGGGCATCATCATTCCCTACCGGCTGGTGCTGGAACAGCCGCCGCAGGTGGCCGCGGCATCCGGCGTTACGTCAGGGCTGTCGGCGCTGGTGGGTGATGATGCGGGGGCCGCCCTGTCGGGCCTGACCGGCGCGCTGGATGATGTCGCGACCATTGCGGGCAACATCACCGGCCAGCTTTCGACCGTCATGGGACAGGTCACGCCCATTGCCGACATGACCGGCGCGGGCGGGGTGTTTGCGGGGGTGCAGGACCAGCTTGGCATGGTTGGCGGCCTGTCGGGGGCGGGGGTCAATCTTGCCGCCGCCCCGGGCAGCGCCGCCAGCGTCATATCGGGGCTGGAGGCATCGGGCGCGGGGCTGACCACCGCCATGGGCCTGACCGGCGCGAACCTGGACGCCATAAGCCTCACCAGTGCCGGCAGCCTGTCCACCCTGACCCAGAATGCGGAACTGCACGGCAGCGCGCTGACATCCGGCGCGCTGGTCAACCGCGCCTATGCCAACACGCTTTCGGCCACCGGCGGCACGCAGGACGGCCCGCTGGTCACGGCGCAGTAGGAACCAGACAATGGCAAGCACGATCAAGGTCACGGCCAGCGACATTTCCCTGTATCACGTGGCGGCGGCCCGGCTGGGGGACGCAACGCAGTGGTGGCGCATCGCACGGCCGAACGGCATGGACGACCCCGACCTGTCCGGGTTCACGACACCCGTCAGCCTGCTGCTGCCCGGGGTTGACGCATCACAGGACAGTGGCGTGCCGGGGGTTACGTCATGAACGGCGGCCTGAAGGGCACGGCACCACCCGTCTGGCGCATGCCGCGCGCGCGCGTGCTGGTGAACGGGGCGGAGCGCGCGGAAACCGGGCTGGAGGAATTGACGCTGGCCCGCACGCGCTACAGCCGCGCCGATACGCTGGACATGACGCTGGCGGTGGACCGGACGCGCATCCCGTCAGGCGGCCTGTGGTTCGACCTGCAGCCAGACGCGCAGGGCGGCGCGCTGCCCGATATCGACATTACGGTGCAGATGCGCGACGCCGCGCGCGACGGGGCGCAGTGGGTGACGGTATTTCGCGGTATCGTGGACCATGTGGGCCTGCTGCCCGCCGCGACATCGGTACGGGTGCAGTGTCGCGACTACCTTGCGAAACTGCTGGACATGCGGGTGCGGGCGGGGTGGCTGAACATGACCGGGGCCGATGTGGTCCGGGCCATGGTCAGCGCTGCCGGGCTTGTGCCCGATGTCACCATGACCGACGCCATGGTGGGGCAGTTCTGGCAGGTGGAGCACAAACGCATGTCCGCCACCACCCACAGCCGGTTCCAGACCGCCTTTGACCTGGCCCGTTACATGGCCACCATGGCGGGGTGCGACCTGTATGCCGATGGTACCACCATTGTCTGCGCGCCATGCCCCACCGCCACCACCGCCAATACCCACGTGCTGGACTACACCGACACCGGCCCGGACAGCCCTGTGGCCATGGGCGCGTACGGCCTGCATTTCACCCGGGATTATCAGGTGGGATGCGGCGTGATCGTGCATGTCATGAGCTGGGACAGCCGCCAGCGCACGCGGGTCGAGTACTACTGGTCCGCAACTGGCGGCGCGACCACGCCGGGCGACAGCGCGGGCACGCTGCACAGCTTTGCCATGCCCGGTGCGCGGCTGGATGACCTGCGGCGCCTGGCACGGCAGAAATACAGCCAGATCACGGCGCATGCCCGCACCATAACCGGCACCATACCCGGACGGATCACGCTGGCGCCGCGTGATTTCATGCGCCTGACCGGCACGGGCACGACATGGGACGGCACGCTGGATGTGGATGCCGTGACCAGCAGCTTTTCATGGCAGGGCGGCTTTTCCCAGCAGGTCACCCTGCGCGCACGCACCATCACACAGGACGGGGGAACGGATGACTGACACGCGCATGATCGCCGCCGGCATGACCGGCACGCTGGCGCAGCCGGGGTTCGGGCTGGTCAGCGCGGTGGACCCGGTGAACCACGCGGTCAGGGTGGTGGCCCAGCCATCGGGCGTGGAAACCGGCTGGCTACCTTACGCCGCCATGCAGGTGGGCAGCCTGCGCATTGCCTGCGTGCCCGACATCGGCACGCACGTGCTGGTGGTGCATGTCGAAGGCGACGCCGAACATGGCGTGGCGGCCGTGCCGGTCTATGACGCCGTGGTCATGCCGCCCGTATCCCCCGCCACGGGCAAGCCGGCCCAGCCGGGCGAGATGCTGGTCATGGCAGGTTGCGGCGCCCCCCCGGCAGATGGCGCCGCAACACCGGGGCAGGCGGCACGACCGAAACGCTGACCGGCAGCGGCAAGGCATGGATTGCGGGAGCGGTCACGATGACGCTGGATGGCAACGGCCTGTCCGTTACCGGCGGCCCGATCACGACCGACAGGGACATCACGGCGCAGGGCACCGTAACCGGGCAGATGGACGTCAGGGCTGCAGGCATTTCCGGCCATGCACACACCCACCCGGTCACCAGCGCACCCGGCACGACAGGAGCACCGCAATGAACACAACAGTCACCACGCGCGCCGGCCACCCCCGGCGCGTGACCGCGCGGAACCCAGCCGCCGCCATGCACCGGCACGGACCACGGCATGGCGCGGCATGGGGGTACATGCACCCGCCGGTCATGTCATGAGCGCGCTGTCACATACCATGGGCGGTGACCTGGACCTGTCGGCTACGGGTGGAATTGCCGTGGTCACGGGTGCGGAACAGACCCGTCAGGCGCTGCTGCGCAGGCTGTGCACCAATGCGGCAGCCTATATCTGGCAGCCGGATTATGGCGCCGGACTGCCCGCGCGCGTGGGCACGGTCTTGGATGAAGCCGGCATCCGCGCCCTTGTATTGGAACAGGCACAGGGCGAGGCAGGCATTGACCCGTCGCAGCCCGTTACCGTGACCATCACAAATCCCCGGGTCGGGGCGTACCTGCTGGCCATATCCTACACCGACGCCATGACCGGCACGGTGCAGGAACTTACGCTGGGCACGTAGCCGACCAAACGTGATCGGCCCGGTGGGCGGGGCAGGTGATCCATGCCGGACATCGTGCCGTGGTCATTGCCCGCCGGATCCCCCTGCATGTCCCGGCCATGCGGGTCCGGTCGCGCCTTTACCTATCCCTTCATGCCCACAGGCATGACGGCGCGACCCGGCACGGGGAAGCCCGCCATCCCCCTTCATGCTGCAGCCAGCAGCCCCAGCGCTGTAGCCGACCCGGGCGGCAGGCAGGACATTCATCCGGCGCTTCATACCCATCAGCCTGACACGCTCATGCGCCGCGCCAGATGGCAGCGCACGGGTGATCCCGACATGATTCCGGCCACGATGCACGCAGGAGCCGGGTGACGGAATGGCCGCAGGAAGTGACATCGGGGCATTGCACTGCCCGGTGCGTATTACCCTGTGCCGATCCCCGGCAGGCGCAGGCGGTGTCGCCAGTATTCCCGGCCATGGGCGGGACAAGGTGGCGGGCAGTCCGCCCCATGCAGGCCGCACCACAACACAAGGATCATTCCCCAACCAGAACGGAGAATCCGGGTGGCCATCACCTTCCAATCCTTCAAGACCACTCTGGGCAACATGGTGGCGGCGGCGCAGGGGGCGTGTTCCGCGCTGCTGGACCTGAATGTGGGGTCCGCAGGCCGCGCCATGCTGGAAGCCGTGGCGGGGCTGGGGCTGTGGTTCCAGTTCATCGCGCTGCAGATCCTGTCGCGCACGCGGCTGGCCACGTCCATCGGGTCGGACGTTGACAGTTTCGTTGCGGATTTCGGCCTGTCGCGCCTGCCGGGAACGGCGGCCACCGGCATGGTCACGTTCACATCGTTCACGCCGGGCAGCCAGTCCGCCACCATTGCGGCGGGCACCACGGTCAAGACGGCATCGAGTGTCGTCTATACGGTGGTGGAGGACAGCACGAATACGGCATGGTCGGCGGCGGACAGCGCCTATATCCGCCCTGCGGGCACGGCGTCCGTCACCATCCCGGTACAGTGCGCAACGACCGGGACGGGCGGCAATGTCGCGGCGGGCGCTGTCTGCCTGCTGGGCACGGCGGTTTCGGGCATCGATACGGTCACGAACGCCGCCGCCCTGACCAATGGCAGCGACGGGGAGACGGATGCGGCCCTGCGCACGCGGTTCGTGTCCTATATCAACAGCCGGTCAAAGGCGACGGTATCCGCGATTGAAAACGCGGTGACGGATGTGTCCGCCGACCTGATCTATCAGGTGGTGGAGAATGTCGATACGTCCGGCGCGACACTTCCCGGCAACGTGGTGGTGTTTGTCGATGACGGATCGGGCGACGTGTCCGACAGCGTGATTGACGAAGTCTATGCGTCCGTGGATGCCGTGCGCCCGGTCGCCGTGTCCATTCAGGTCGTGCGCCCCAACGTGGTGCGCCCGCCCGTGACCATGACCGTCAGCGTGAACGGCACGGGCGACCTTTCCACCGTGCAGGCCACGATCAGCACCAGCATCGCCACCTACCTCAACGGCCTCGCCATCGGGGATGCGGCCAGCTATTCGCGCCTGATCCAGATTGCCTATGCCGCCAGCACGTCCGTCACCAACGTGACCGGCGTGACCCTGGCCGGTGGCACGATTGACCTGCCGGCACTGACCGGCACGGCCTATCGTGCGGGGACGGTGTCCTTTGGCTGACGTAACGCAGAACGGTTTCGCCCTGCGCATCCGCAGGCTGCTGCCGACCGGCTGGTTTCCATCCGCGCCCGCCGCGGGCGAGACGGAACAGGCCCCGGTGCTGAATGCGCTGCTGCAGGGTTTCGGCAGCGTGTTTGTATGGATATGGGCCATGCTGTCAGGCACGGCGGACCAGACCCGGCTTGCCACCATGAGTGGCGCGTTTCTGGACATGTTCGCCGCCGACTTCTTCGGCACGACGCTTGTGCGCGGGCAGGGGGAAAGCGACGATGCCTTTCGCACCCGCATCGAGGAAGCCCTGTTCCCCTCGCTGGGCACGCGGCCCGACGTGGTCAACACCATTGCCGATGAAGTGGGCAGCGCAGGCCGCGTGATCGAACCGCGCAACGCAGCCGACTGCAAGGGGATTGCCAGCATGGCCAGCCCGGCCATTGGCGGCGGATACGGGTATGGCGTCGCCGCCCTGCGCTACGGGTCACGCGGCGCACCCTTCCAGCTATTCGCACAGTTGCCAACCGGCGACACGAACCCGCCCGCAACGCAGACACTGGACCGCATTGCCGATGTGATGCCCGCAGGCACCATCGCATGGGTTCAGGACGTGGAGACCCCTGAATAATGGACAGACAGATCGTTTATCCGGCACAGATACCGCTGGACAGTGACCAGTTGAACGCCCAGCGCAATGCGTATGTCGGTCTGGGCCAGCTTGCGGCCATGGCCTATGGCTGGACCACGGTTTCGGCCAGTGGCTTTGCCTGC